GGGGCCAGCCCCCGGCGCAGGCGGAGGCGGTGCGCCCCCACCCTGCTTCTGCATCGCTTGATTGGCCAAGGCGGTCCACCGTTCTTGGGCCATCGCGATAATCTGTGGGTCGAGGTCATCCTGAAGCAGGATCTCCCGCTCCAGCACGTCCTGATGGATCGCTTCGTTGTCCTGCCACCGGACTTCCGGCACGGGGGTGCCCATGCGGATCGCATCGGCCACGCGCTTGGCACGGGCTTCCTGATCCTCGTCCGGAGACTGGATATCCTTTGCCATCGCAAACATCTGGCGACGGCGGTATTCCTTGAGGTCGATGACGCCGGTCTGGAGCCAGTTGTCCAGCAAGTACAGGCGGAACGCCATCGGCATCGGCATCATGGACGCCGGTTCGACGCGGACATCGCTCTGCCCGTCAAAGTCGCTGGCACTGATGGCGCGGGCGAGATCAGGACGGCCCTTGCCGACTGCGCCAAGCGAGCGGGGGACATCGTAGCCCCACGCCATCCCAGCCAGCGTCACCTTGGCCCAGTCCGTAAACGCCATCGCCATCGCGGCAATGACCGGCGAGAAGACGCGCTCCAACTGCTCACGGGTGGCAATGATAGCCCGACCCGATTCGCCCGTGGTCTGGCCACGGCTGATCTGGTTCCAGCCGCTCGCGTTCTCGAACGCCTGCCGTTCCAGCGCCAACGCTTCCTTCACATCCGCGCCGACGCTAAACCCCTGCACCGGCTGGATGGACTCGCCCATGCTGCCTGCGCCACGGACTTCGATCATGGAGGTCACGCCGCCCATGAACGTCTCGGTGGCAATCGCGTTGGGGCGCGTCAGGAAGCGGCCACCCGCGTTGACGCGGATGTTCTCGACCCACTTGGACAGCAGCGCATTGACGCGCATCTGGTGGTCGATCCACTGCTCCATGATCGGGCGGGGGTAGTACGACGGGTCACTGGACCCATCCCGCACATCCACCACGGGGATCACACCCCAAAGCAATGGGGCAGGGCCAAACACCACTTCGTTCCCCACCACGACCATCTGCAAGCCTTCCGGCAGCACATCGGCGTGGGGGGCGAGGTAGACCGTGAACCGCTCGGTCACATCCTCATTGCGGAGGCGCTGCCCTTCGCCAATCGTCGTCTGCGTCAGCACCCATGCGCCAATGCCTTCCGCGCCGGAATAGGTCGGACTGTTGCCCGTGGTCAGCGACATGTCGGCGGCATCCAGCCCCGACACGCCGTAGCGGTACGCGGCTTCCTGACGGGAGATCACCTCCCGGATGACGACCCAATTCGGCTTTTGACTGGCCGTGGCGTTGGGCGACACGCGCACCTGTTCGACGCGCAGCGTTTGACAGCCGATGTCGCCGAGCGGCTTCTTCTGGCCGGGGCGCTCACCCAACCGCTCATCCCACGGACCACGATCCGAGTCCCAGTACAAGTGCCAGAACGAGACGCCATCGGTCTGCGACCAGAACGCGGCTTCGCGGGCAATGCGGATCATCTGGAGCTGCTCGTACTGGTACTCCAGCGCCAACTGCTGCGCCTGCGCCTTGCGCTTGTCGTCTGGATCGTTGGTCGTCGGCGTGACGGCAAACCCCGGCTTCTGATCCATCATGATCTGGAGCCGCTGATCCAGCGCCTTGTCCGTCATGTTGTAGACCACGCGGGCCGCATCCCGAGGACGGGACGGCTCACGCCACGGCCCCAACCCCTGCGCCGAAATCCACTGCTGGCCTGCACGGAACAGACGGTTGCGCTCGACCAAGTGCAAATGCATCTGCACCGCTTCCCGGCGCGAATCCCAGAGCGACGACACCCATGACGCCCACGCCTGTGCGGTCGGTTCGCCATCGTCAGCCAGCGGGCAGTCCGAGCCATACAGCGCCCGGATCAACGCCTGCTGGCGTTCCAGCGGCGGCTCGCCCGTGTCCTCTGGCGGATTCGGGGCGACCTGTTCGTTGGGGGACATCGGGTTATTGGACAGCCCTTCGAGCAGGCGGGCCATCTCGTCTTCCAGCACCGCGCCCGTGAAGGCCGGATCTTCGTCAGCGCCAAAGGGCATCGTCATGCGTCATCTCTCCGTCCCACGCCCATCGAGGCGCGGACCCTGTTCCAGTCATGATAGGTGTCGTACCGCTCACGGATGACACGCATGAGTTCTTCCTGCGCCCACGGCTCGTTTTCCTGCATCGCCACCGCCACCAAGTCGTCTGGCACATCCGCGTTCGAGACCGCCGCGACGACTGGTGCGTCCGGTCCCTTCACCCACACGGCTCGCCCCAAACGGACGGCCTCACGCACGGTATAGAGCGCCACCCCAGCCCAGAGGCTGTGGGTCAGCAGCGAGACGAGCGGGGTGGCGTCCATCAATTCATCAGGTACGTCTTGCCCCGGATCGCCACCGAGGCGACCACACTGGCCCCAGCCGCCCCGACCGTCACCGTCGCGGCGTTGCCGGTGGTGATGGCGATGGGCGGCACGAAGTTCGTGATGATCGGCGCGGTGTTGGCCGCAGGGATCTGGTAGCGTTCCAGCACCGTCGCGCCGTCACGGACTTCAACCACCACGGCGGCAGCCGGAGCCGCGCTAAAGCTGATCGACACGCCGGTCACGAAGTGCTGCCGGTTCGTTGCGCCTGCCCGGGTGGCCGTGGCCGTGGCGTTGGTCTGCGTATCAACCACGCTCCACTGCGTCGGCTCCCACGCCTTCTGTTCGATGCTCGCCATCTCAGTCTCCTGATTTCCGAAGCGTGACCGTGCCACCGCCCCCACCGCCCCCGCCTGTGACGCTGGGCGCAACGGCCAGCAACCGCAGGGTTGCGGCTGGCACAAGGATAAAGTTCTGTACTTGGGGCGCAACCGCAAGCAACCGCAGCACCCCAATTTGCGGCGTCAGCGTCCGCGTTCCCGGCACCACGGTCGGCGCGACCGCAATATCGCGCACCGCCACCGCTGGCACCGTGAGCGTCCGCGTGGTGGTTCGTGCGGGAGCGACGGCGTTGAGCGTCAGGCGGGACGTGGGGACGGCTACTATTGTGGCCTGCGAAACGGCAGGCGCGTTGGCGACCAGCCGGATCGTGGTCGGCGGGGCCGTAACCGGCGCTGACCCCGGCACGACGGCAGGGGCGACCGACAGCATCCGCAGGAAGACCGCAGGCACCAGCACCGTGACGATAGTCTCGATGCCCACCGGCATGGTGCGGTGCCAGCCTGGCACCAGCACCGTGACGATAGTCTCGATGCCCACCGGCATGGTGCGGTGCCAGCCTTCCGTCTGATTGTTGCCGAATGCTCGCGTAAAACGGTTGACGGGGGCGCTGCCTTTGCTCGCTCGCCAGCGGATGCGTGGCCCGACAACAAAGTTATTGAACGTTTCTAACTGTGTGGCAGCAGCTCCAACGCCATTATTAGAAAACGTGTCGGTGGCTATTGTCGTGCCAACTGACCATGTGCGACCATCGCCGCACATGCGGTACACACCTTCGGTCCCGTTTAGTCCAACACCCTGAACGTACAGCACTACCCGGCCACCGTACGAAGAAATGCGTTGAAGTTGCCAGTAGACGTGCCGGTTGGCAGCACAAAGAACGTCAGGAACCCAAGTTGCGAATCGGTGCCGACCACCAGTTCTGTCAGCCCATCAATCTGCACGGTCGAGTCGCGCTCGACATAGACGTTTGATCCAACGCCGGGGAGGAAGTGCAACGGGCGGTAGATGTAGAGATTCAACACGCCAGCGCCCATCGCGGCAGAGAACTGCACGTTCTGCACGGACTGCACCCCAATATCGCCTGCTTGCAAGCCCATGTACGGGCCAAGCAATACCGGCTGCAAACGTCCGACAATGGCGCTGGTGGTCATGGCCGTCGCTGATGATGCGCGACTGCCCGTGCCGGCCGAGTTGGTGTAGCTCGTCACCGTCAAGTTGCTAGCCGTCGCGCCAAGCGCCGTCGTCACTTCAAACGTCAGCAGGTTGCCCGCACTCGCCGTGCCCGTATAGCGCGTCAATGCCGTGGTGTTGACTGTCTGCGAGGTATTGACGTTGGCGTTAATGCTGCCTGCCGCCACCAGAATGTCGGCAAGGATCAGCATGTTCAACGTCGAACTCGACGTAAATCCGACCGTCAACAGATACTTTTTATCAGTCCCACCGGGATTGCTCAACCCTGCGGACAACGCGCCCGTCGTGGCTCGGCTGGTTGCGGTGCCGCCGGGAATCGCCGCAGGCGCAAACACGCCAGCAGGAAACTTTGGGCTGGAATTGATAATGCTATGCCATTGCGTGGCCACGCTGGTCTGCGTTGCTGCAAAAACCGTATCGTCCTCGCCTTTGCCATTGGCGCGGCCGTTAATAATGCCGTCGTAGTTCGTGATCGCGCCTGCAAACACCGGCAGCGACAGCAGCGCATCCGCCATGCCGAGCGCCCCCAGCTTCGCCCCGAGCAGGATCGACGCCGCGCCAATCGCCATCCGCTCACGCCCGCCGAACGC